TTTTAAATGTTTTTGCTCTTAATCTTCTTTTTTCAATGTTCAGATATTCTAATATGGCTTCTATTTCTTGTAATTGATTGAATCTTTGTTCAACTACTCCAGGTAATGCTGCAGCCGCTTTTTCTAAATTTCCAAAAATATATATTTCTTTGCGTGCAGATTCTAATTCCTGGTCAAAATATTTTATGCAGTCGGGTATCAATCCGATATCTTGGCTTACTTTAGTATACCAGCTCATTATTCGTCGTATGTGTCTTCTTCTTCTTCATCAAACACGCTCTCAATTGCCGCTTCTAATTTCTCGTCATATTCTCCAGCGGATTTGATAACTTTAGTGGGTACGCCAATATCCACCAGTGTTTTAATAAAATCTACAGCACAGTCTACTTTTTGTCTATCAGGCACATAATGGCTGATAGAATTCCATATCTGCTCTATTTCTTCGTGTGTAAATTCTTGCATTATACTTTTACTTTTGTTTTAGTTGTTTGTTTTTCTTGATCCACTTCTACTTTTTCTTTTGGTTCTGATTTTTTAACATTTTGATAATCGTTCATTATCATTGTTAATTTATCTCCATCCCAATCTTTCCTATATTCTAAATACTCTTTGCCTTTGCTGTCTATATACTTTAATCTGTTGCCAGACTGTACTAGTAATCCTTGTTTTTCAAACAGATCAACCAATCCAGAATAAGGATCCATGCCTGTGTCATATGGAATTTTAACTTGCACACTTTCAAAAGGTTTAGCATATCGAGTTTTCATAACTTTACATGCTGCTCGAATACCTCTTACTTCTGAAATTTTATTACCTGCTTCGTCTTCTTTTAATTTTAATTTTTTCATTGCTATCACAATGGAAGAAGCATAGATAAATCCTTGACCTCCAGATATTTTATCATCTGGATCAAACATATCTTGTGAAGCATACGTGTGATTGGTCGCAATCAATCCTACATTGTAAGAACCAAACATGTTCACACAATTTCTAACTAGAGCTGTTAGAGCTTTGGGTTTTCTACCTAAGTCACCTTTCATCTCTCCTGCTTCAAATTGATTTACATCGGTTGGAGTTAATAACATACCCAAAGAATCTATCACAAATAGAATTTTAGGTGCATTCTCTCTATTATCTGCATTTTCTTCTCTATAACCTTTCATGAATTCTGATATTGTTTTAGCAACATCGTCTATCATGGAAAGACTTAATTTTAATAATTTCTTCTCATCTGTGTCCACGCCCAATGCTTTAAGCCATGCCTCGTCTAGAGCATTCTCGGTATCAACCAATATTACATAGATACCCTGTGCTTGTGCATTCTTGATTATGTTGCCTGATGCTATGTAAGATTTACCTGCGCCAGATTCTCCTGCTAGCACAGATACTTTGCCTAATGGAATGCCTTTGTTAAAATCTCCAGATATAAGATAGTTCAGTGCATAATTGCCTGTAGATATCCAGTCCGTAGGATCGTTGAATCCTAATCCTAATCCTTGTATTGATTTTGTAATACTTTTTCTAAATTTTGTTGCGTCAAATACTTTTGTCATAATTTTATATCTCTGTTTATTTTAACACTAATTGGCTCCAGTGTCAATTCTGGAGCCAAAAGGGAAATTAGTGTTATTTGCTTTGTCTTGATCTTATCAGTTTCAAGATATCCTCTGCTCTTTTAGCACTGTCAGTTGATGGCTGAGCAATTGCTACCGCTGGTTTTACATCAGCCACTTTCGTGGTAATTTCTTCACCTGCTGGTTCTACTACAACCGAAGTAGAGTTTGCTGAGTTATTTGTATTTGATAATGAAACGCCGGCTGGTCTAAAGTATTGGCCGTATTTCTCAAGATCATACGCTTCGCCCTCTACAGATCTTTCAAATAATTCTTTGATTATTTTTACTTCTGCGTCAGTGGGTTTCTTAGGTCTGAAGTCTGAAAGATTAAACAATCCAAACTTGTCAATCGCTGCTCTTTCTGCCTCATCTAGAGCTCTTTCTCTTCTGCTCCATTTTGAAGTAGAGTAATCAGCATAACCGCCCTTGGATGTTTTGGTTATTCTAAAATCCACACCTCTCACGTAATCAGTTGGTAGCTCTTCCATTTCTGGATCCAGCAATGCAGATCTGATTATGTTGAAAATTTGTGGTCCAATGATGAATCTTCTTATTGGATTCTCTGATGGTTTGTCATCAGTTAATGGATTTTGTAACACAAAACCTTGGAATATGTAACTTTTCTTTTTCCAATATTTTCTGCCCATGTCTTCCATTGACTTGTCTTTAAACCACGGTCTAACTTCCGTTAGAACTGGGCAAGTCTCTCCATACATCTCCATGCATGGTACTTGTACTTGCACTGGTCTAGAATCCGCTTGTCCTTTGATTCCAGCAAAAGGCAATTTGATCATTGCTCTCTCGGTCCAGAAAAAAGTGTTGTTTGGATCCTTGTCAGGTAAGAAACGAACTACTGCTTCTTGATTTTCCTGTATGTTCCAGTGTGGGTAGATGGCGTTGTCGCCGCCTGTTGATGAAGTGGAGCGATTCACTTCTTGAGATTTTAATCTCGCTCTTATTTCAGCTAGTGTAGCCATAATGTAAGCCTCCTATTGTGCCTATGTTTGTTTTATTTGCCTAAATGTATATTAGACATAAAGAATAATATACTATGTTTATTTATGGTTTGTCTAGAGTTATTTTTAGATAGTTGGTATTAGATATTTGTATCTTCTTGGAAGAAATCGTCTATGGATAATCCAGCAGCTTCTACAGCATCTTTTAAAGTGTATTCTTTACCAGAAACTTTAAATTTATCGCCTGGTTTCATGCCTGCTGCTTTGGCTTTCTGCACTGCTTGTGAAAATTCATTGCCTTCATCTGTCATTTCCATTAATCCCATGTTGTCCAATCTGTCCATTATCCAAGTGTCTGGACTACCTTCTCTGGCCTTGGCCACAGCATATGGCATCTCCCCATTGCTCATGTAATAGGAAAACAATTCGCTGTATAAATCGTCATGATTCATAAGATCATCGCCTGCTTTGACCTTGTCAAAATCTGCTTTGTGTTTGTTTAATATCTGTTGTATTTCTTCTTTTTCTCCGTGTCCTATACCTGCCATGGACATGTCTGAGGTATCTACTGGTGCTTCCTGCATTGCATCTGCTCCTCTTTCTGCATAATCCTGCTGCACCCAATCATTGAAATTCATATCAACCATTAGTTTTTCCATTTGTTCATCAGATAACTCCGTGCCATCTGTGAATCGAGCACCTTGTAAATCGTATATATTATCACTAACATCTTGCATCTCATATTCTATGGTATTTAGGTCCACTTGTTTGCCATCAATCATGATAGGTCTGTTGGACTCTTTTACCACTGATTCTGCTGGTGCTTTGGTTGTGCTAAGTGCATAATCAAACGAGTCATCGGACTTATTTGTTTGTTTGGCAGTATCTTTACCCATAAAATCTTTTTCGCTAGTGGTTACTGCATCATGTAGAGCCGTGTGTTGTTCTGGTGTGTAATACTTGTTGGCATTTGGACTGGATAATAGATTTAATACATAATCATGAACCATTGGTCTCGCACATGTATCTGGCCCCTGATCTTCAGCTGTTTTTCTTAAATTATCAAATAATTCATCATCTCCAAATCCTAATTTTTGTAAAGTTGCTGTGGCATTAACACCCTCGGTACCAACTGGGAAATGTTTGCTCATTACATCTTTTAATTTGCTAAAATTAGTTCCTGCATGATCTTCATCTGGTAAAGAATGTATGCCTTCGTTTATTTTTGATTCTGTTCTATTCGCCCATGCCTCGAATTGTGCTGATTCTTCCCTAGGTTTGCCTTGTCTATTTTTCTTTGGTTCAAATTTACCCGGCTCTTGTCTTATTTCATCTGCGTATGCAGGATCTGATTTCATTTTTTTATAATCATCGATATATCTTTTGGCCAACTGTATTGCTAATGCTTTATTTTTTGCGTATGATTTATCTTTGTTACTTGCTTGAAATGCTTCTCCTTCTCCACCTATTTCATTAGCCATTGTCGCTGCAAAATTTGTTATTGTTTCTTCGCTGTCATTTCTTGTTAACATTCGCGATGCAATGTCAGACAATATAGTGCTTAACATGGTATTTTTATTTGTAAATTTTGTCACTGATAACATTTTATCAGCGGCTGGATCTTTTCTTAATATTAATTTGTTCTCTGGATTGGAAAGGAATGATTGAATCAATCCTGTTCGGTCAGGCACTGCAGGTAATTCATCATGCTGATCATCGTACTCTTTCATTATAGAATTAATCAATGGTAGAGCATCTTCTATTTTTTTATCAAAATGTTTTAATGTAAATTTGTCTTTTAATCCGTTTCGAGTTGCATCATCTAACTCTGCCATTTCGGTTGGCTTAAAATTTTCTTTTGTTTTGATATAATGATGTTGTTTACTTAAATTTCTAACATAGTTTTTTATGTTCTCTAATTTTAGTTTTGTCTTCTCGATTATGTCCCCTGCATTATCATTAAGCTGATCTTTGTTCGCAGCATATCTAGCAAAATCATTTAGTTGAGCAATCTGTTCACTCATCTTAACAATGTGTTTGCCAAACTCGTCATGAGGTACACCACCATTGGCCACATGTCTTGCCATTGCTCTGGCACCTGCTAAATGCTTGTATGGATATTTGAATCTTTCTCCTTGCTCATTTTCAATATATAAACTATTAATCTGTCTGCTTCTAGCGCCAGGTACAGTTTCATCTACTGGATTTTTATGTCTAATAATTAATTTGGTTTTGTCCAGGCTCTCCCAAGATGATTTCTTGGTGCCTTTCATGCTCTCTTGTATACCGGCCAATTTAGTTAATCTTGATAGTTCTTCTGACATACTATCTGTATTTACCGCTTTATGCCTATCTGACAAATTCTTGAAATCTTGCTGTGTTAAATTGGGCTTTGTAATATCTCTAACGTCAAATGATACTTGATGCTCTACTGCAAAATCCTTTAATTCTTTTAAAAAACTGTACCATTGACTCTTGCTGGCCTCGTCGATTTTTTCCACTAATCCTTGATTATAGAACACTTTCATGCTCTCATTATCGGCTATACTAATACTGACTCTACCAAAACTGTCTTTATTTTCACTGAAATCAAAATCAAAGAATACAGCTTCTTTGGGATCTGCTGTAACACTGCCTTCTGCATCACCTAATTGAATATTAGAGAATTTGCTTCGTATTTTGTTGAATAAATCTTCGGCCGTTTTTGCTTTAATCATGCTGTATTTATTAAGAACCTAGGTTGGCAAATATAGGCATTGGTGCCACGTAATCTGATGTTCTATCGGTCCATCTTTCGAAAATTTTAGGGTCAAAATTAGCTAGAACCTGTATCATTCTAACCATCAAAAGACAGGCACTGACCAGATCGTCGTGCTGTCCTGGCTTGCCTTTAAATGACACTCCCGTTGCAACGAAATCTTTTAATTCTGATATTAGTGGTTTGCTGTTTAATTTAATTTTGTTCGCTTCAACTAATTCTTTAAATTTAGCACATGCAGCTATCTTGTGTTTTTGTGTGGTGTTGAATCCCCTTCGAAATTTTCTTCTATGTCCTTTTCTTATGGGTTCACTCAAAAATTGTCCCATAATGTTTTCTTCTCCTATATCCATGACTCGCATTAATACTGCTTCTCCTAACGTGTTATTTTCCATGCTATAAAATATGCTTGGAGCCTCATCTGATTTCTTTTCTATTATGGTATCATGAATATGTTTGGTTATGCTTTGTAATATTCTTATCTGTTGATTAGCCGGTGTGGTATTATGATGCCACTCTCCCACTTGCTCAAAACTTGGTAATTCAAATATCTGTATGGCTGAATAATCGCCGCCTGTTCCCATGCTTGGATCTAGTGCAACCATGTAGGTATTTCCAGGAGATGGTGTCTTCCACCAGCGTACCTGCCCCATATTCAATATAGGATCTTTGCCTTCCAACTCCACTAGTTTTATACTAGAGATTAATGTTTCATCAAATATTAAGAATTCACACTCGTGTTCTCGTCTAAATCTTTCTTCCCCAATTCTCATTTTTTCTGTCTCGGCCCACTTCTCATCTCGATCTGGATGTTCACTCCAGTGTGCTTTCATGGCATAGAAACCGTTGGTCCCTACGATAGTATCGTTACCATAATCGTCATATCTCTTGCAGGCTTCTTTCCAGATCAAAGCGAACTGATCTTCATCTGAGTTTGGAGTTGAAGTAATCAAACATTTTCCTCCTGTACTCAATGTAGGAGATAATGATGTCCAGAATTCTTTGGCTTTCTCAGGTGGTTGAACGAATGCAAACTCATCGCAGTATATCAAAGAGAGTGACATACCTCTACCTGTGTTTTCCGTGGTAGTGGTTGCCATGATTTTGGAACCATTATCAAATTCTATAGAATTCCTGTTGTACTGAGTCACTCCAGCTTTGATCCAAGCAGGCAACATCTCATAAGCATATCTTACCCTACTCATGATATCTGATGCTCCTTGATATTTGTGTGCAGCAATTAATATTTGCGAGTCGGGTTTAAACATAGCATACCATAGCAGATATCCCGAAGCACAAGTGGTCTTACCTGTTTGTCGTGGTAGCATGGCTATACTGAATCTGTGATCGTTATAACTTTCTATCAATCGTTCTTGATAAGGAAATGGTTGAAATTTTATCTCACCCTTGGTAGGATGCTGTATTCTCATAAATTCTTTCATGAAGTACAGAGGACCGGTTTTAGGATCCATGCATTTTTCCAATGCAAGAACTTGATCCTTTGTATACTTGTGTTTCTTGTGAGCTTTTTTTATCTGCTCACTATCTAGTGATACGTATGCCATGGCTATTATTTAAGTTTCAACCAATTCGTCACGTTGGTATATGATGTTGCGCCAAAACCGTCTTTATGACCCACTTCTAGGCTCAATATTACAGCTTCAATGTAATCATTCCAATAATCAACGAAACGCTTAACTCTCGGATATTTGGGCGGAACATCTAAAGTCTGCCACCAAAATTCTTGTAATATATTTTGATAATCGGGCATACGATAGATAATTTTTATAGATGTGTATCTTAATCCGTTAGAATACTCGCCAAAGAAATTCATAAAAATACTTATCGGAGATAGAAAAAAAAATAAACTTATGCTTTTTCTTTTTCGCCTTTTTTAGCGGCAAGCATGGCTTTAAATTTTTCCTGTGCAGCTTTTTGCTTAGGTGATTTAGCTTCTGCTTGATACTGAGATTTAAAACCTTCGTATTGCGCTCTAAGACTATTTGATAATTCTTCTTCGGTAACTTCGTTGGCAGCCATAGGATTGTCTCCAGGATACTCTTTTCTGAATTGTTTTTTTTGTTTGTTAAGTCCGCCCGAATGTGTGTTAACTAAATCATCCACTGATTGATTTTTTGTGTGAGGTGTATTATCAAATTCTTCTTCGGTCTTTTCTTCTGCTGGAATTTCTGCTGCTGACGGTTCTTGTGATTGTGGTTGATTAATCATGTTTTGATCAACTGGCTGAACTCCCGCTAATTTTAATAATTGCATCATCATAGATGCCTCTTCTGGATTGTCCGTGGCAATAACAATTGATTCATTCATTTTCTTTTCTTTGTCTTTGATAGCTTTTTTCATAGGTTCCTTTGTGTTACCGTCTTTATCAAAATCTAAGAAGTCTGGTTTTGCTTT